ACGGCAACCGAAAAAATTGCGCTTGGTGGCCCCGTCGCTCCATCTACACAGGTCTTTACTGGCCTTGGTGACATTTCTGGCGACACCTCAACACTCCGCCTCAATAGCGTGCAGGTTGGTCAAAGCACACTGGACCAAGGCACCGGAAACTACCTTGCCTATCCGCTCTACATCGGACGCCGGAACGCCACCACGAACCTCTACTTCAACGGCGAACTCTTCGGCCTTATCACCCGCTTCGGGGCCAACCTCACGCCGCAACAGATCACATCCACCGAACAGTGGCTGGCACCGAAAACCACGTTCTTCAGACCCGTCATCACTGGCGTACCCACAGTAGGAGTTTCCTGATGAGTGTCTATCCGGGCAACATCCTGACGGCCACGGCAGCTACGGTCAGCGCCAGCCCTACCTCTACACGGACATGGCAGTGGTTCCGTAGTGGGACCGCGATCCCTGCAGCCACGGCCTCTGGGTATGTCGTCACGACCGAGGATATCGATGCGCTGCTGACGGTTAAGCAGGGCGAGAGCAACTTCCTCGGGATCACCTCTGCCACCAGCGCGGGCGTCGGACCGGTCGAGACGTACAGCCCCGCGATGCTCTTCGCTCTGAATGAGCCGGGTGTGTGGTACGATCCTTCGGATTTGACGACGCTGTATCAGGGCGGCAACGGGGTATCCCCCGTGACGACACCCGGTCAGACTGTTGGGCTTATGCTTGACAAGTCTCAGGGGCTGGTGGCTAGCACCAAAGGCGGCCAAATGGATGGCGTCAGTGGAAGCGGCTTTGACACGCCAAGCGCCACCGCAAACCAAATCACTGGCGACATCGATATTCGCGTGCGAGCCTCTTTGGTGTCTTGGACACCCGCAGCCACTACAATGTTTTTCTCCCGTATTTTAACTGGAGGAGTTACTGGCGACAGCTACGAGTTCTGGATCAGCACCGGCGGAGTTTTGCAGCTACTGACGGTTAGTGGCACAACAAACACAAACGTGGCAAGCTCTGCGGCAGTTGGTTTTGCCGCAGGCACTACGAATTGGGTGCGAGTAACGTGGCAACAATCGACTGGTTTTGTGAACTTCTTTACGTCATCTGATGGCGTGACGTGGACGCAAAACGGAACGGCCAACCGGGCGGGAACAACATCCGCCACAAACGCAGGGTCTAGACCTCTAAGGCTTGGCGCAAGGTCGGACGGCGTTTCAGGCAGTTTCCCCCTAAACGGAACGATTTACAGGGCGCAAATCTATAACGGCATCAACGGCACGTTGGCTGTAGACTTCAACCCAACGCTGTACACCGGCGGAGCGACATACACCGCTGCAACAGGCGAGGTATGGACTATCACGGGAGAGAATGCCCGCATCGTTCCTAACGGCAACCACGCCGTGCAAGCGACCTTCGCCAACAGGCCCCTCTACGGTATCGTACCATTCGGTGGTAGGCGGAATTTGCAGACGTGGAGTGAGGTTTTTGGCGATAGCGCGTGGACCAAAACCGGATGTACCGTACCGGCTACGCAGTATCTGGCCCCGGATGGGGCTGTCACTGCGGACGCCCTAGTCCCAACTGGCACTGGGTTCAATATTCAGCGCACCTTCTCGATCAACATCTCGGGAACCTATACTGCGTCGGTAAGCGTGAAAGACAACGGCGCTGGTTCCTGCATGGTTGCGATGGGAACCGGAACGATAGGGTATTTGATAAATATCAACCTAACTACAGGGGCCTTCATATCTGGTCGTGGTTACGGTGGGGGTGTATTGGTTGGGTACACTATTACAAGTCAGGGTAATGGGTGGTGGAGGGTAGCTGTTTCGGCCACTGCGAGTGTCGGCGGTGTCTCAGTATCCGCTGCCGACGGCACGTCTCCAACCACAGGCATCCTCATCTGGGGCGCTCAACTCGAAACCGGCTCCACAGCAACAGCCTACCAGCGCGTCACAACTCAATACGATGTGACCGAGGCGGGCGTGCAATCCTGCTCGTATCTGTTCTTTGATGGTGCGGACAGTATGTCCACCAGCACCATCACACCGGGGACGGATAAGGCGCAGGTGTTTGCTGGGGTGCGGAAGTTGGTGGATGCGGCGTCTATAATTGTTGAATTTGGGACTGCAAGTTCGTCTCTAGGAGCATTTTTCCTCAACACAGAAGTGATAAATACACCCTATGGATTTTCGCCAAGAGGAGCGCGGGCTGCTGATGCGAATGACATAGCCTTGGTCACCGGGTTCGTCGCACCAGACAGCGCAGTTTTGACAGCCAAGGTTGATTTATCTGATGGTCAGCCAGCACAACTTCGTAGAAATGCGGGGGCGTACGCAAGCTCTGTGAATACCACTTTTGGCACCGGAAACTTCCTAGCCCATTCCCTCTACATCGGCGCACGCTCTGGCGGTTTATTCCCCTTTAACGGCAATCTCTTCAGCCTCATCACCCGCTTTGGTCCGAACCTAGACGCCACCACGATCAACGCCACCGAGTACTGGGTGGGCGACAAGACCGGCATCAACATCGCCAACAACACCTCACTCACGATCTTCGCCCGCGACAACACGGCGGTGCTGGACCGCTTCAACCAAATCATCGAACGGAGGGCCTGATTATGGCTTATATCTACGACCTCGCGGACACGTGGAACGCCAGCGGCACCACCTTCACCGCCATCAAGATGAACGTCACCGATAGCGCTTCGTCGGCTGGCTCCCTGCTGATGGACTTGCAGGTTGGTGGGGTGAGTAGGTTCAACGTGACGAAGGGCGGGACGCTATCAGCACAGGCCGGTACTGCTGCCGCGCCCGGATACGGGCTTGGGACGGGTGGGGTTGGTGTATATAGCCGGTCTACCGCGAGGGTCAATTTTGCCACCACAGGCGGTTTTGACGCTGGGGTTGAGATAGGCAACAATCTCCTCGTTCTTGCATCTACGTCCAGCCTTAGTTGGGTTTCTGGAACCCTCCCGTCATCTGGTATAGACCTCTTCGTAACCCGAGACGCAGCCAACACCCTCGCACAACGCAACGGCGTGAACCCCCAAGCGAAAAACATCTACAACAGTTACACGGACGTTTCGAACTACAGCCGCTTGGTTATGTATGCTGATGGATCGGCAAACTATTATATCGGCACTCAAAAAGCGGGAACCGGAGTTTCTGCATCCCTGTTTGTAGGTACAGGTGCAGGCTCTGGTGTGACTGGCAACGGAGCATTGACACTAGGTGGCTCCGGCATTCAGATGGCTACACAAGCTGGAAACGTCTTTAACATTACCGCAGGCGGGGTAATGTCTTGGAACACCGACAATGCCCTTGACATCGGCTTGTCTACCGGAAATAGGCCGCGCAGCGTCTATGTAGCAACATCGGTGACCCCCGGCAGGGGTGTTGCTGTCGCGTCACTGCCAACACCTTCGGCTGGCATGATGGCCCGCGTCACTGACGCAACTACCCCGGTCGTAGGGATGACTGTAGCCGGTGGCGGCGCTGCTGCTGCACTGTGCTGGTACAACGGAACCAACTGGACCGTCATCGGAGTATAACATGACAACCCTCCAACTCACTGACCACGAAATCCAAGCCCTCGCAGGGCTGCTGGACGCTGGCGTAAAGGCCATCGGCCTTCGTGCCGTGAAAGATGCCGCAACGCTTCTCGCCAAGCTGGAAGAAGCCACTCAAGCCAAGGAGCCGACCGATGACTGAGTACACCGTCACAACCGTCGCGGACTACGTCCAGCCCACCACCGAGATCACCACGGACGAGGGCTACGTGGACATGGTTATGAACATGGCCGCGCTGTCCTACATGGCGCAGTACGCTGTAGCCACTCCTGATGAGGGTATCGCCGCTGCCCGCGCCGCGTTCAACGCCAGCCTGCCCGTAACGCCATGACCCGGATTACCGCCGCCGCACCCGAAGCCCTTATCTACGAGAGTAATCAACTCGCTATGTGCCTCGCGTACAGCGTGGCGGACAACCTGACGTACACGGGTCTCAACTGGCAGGACAGCACGGGCAACCTGTACGCAGCGGCCTCTTGGGAAGCCTCAGACGCATGGGTAGAGAGCGTGTCACAGCCCCTCGTCAGGCCAGCGTGGGACGTGGATGAGGTTATCGACATGCCCGCCGCCGAGGCCGCTCAGGCGGCGCTGGTGTTCAGCACGGAGCCTGTGCTGGCGATGCCGGATAAGCTGACGGCTCTCAGCGGGCCTGACGCTGTGGCGGCGCTGGGGCTGATGGGGCTGGTGCCGGTCGATGGCTAAGACCCCGGCGTGGACCCGCAAGGAAGGCAAGTCTGCAAAGGGTGGCCTGAACGCTAAGGGCCGCGCCAGCTATAACAAAGCCAATCCGGGGAAGCCCGGGTTGAAAGCCCCGCAGCCAGAAGGCGGCTCGCGTCGAGACAGCTTTTGTGCCAGAATGACTGGCATGAAGAAGAAGCTCACCTCGGCCAAGACAGCCAACGACCCTAACAGCAGGATCAACAAGAGCCTGCGAGCATGGAAGTGTTGACATGGCCAGCCCCAAGCCCACCAACCCAGCACTCTGGTCTAAGGTCAAGGCCGGTGACACCCTCAGGTAAACGGAGAAAATGACCATGACTGACAAGAAGAAAAAGCTCCCCCTGAGCGGAGTGCAGACCGCTACTCGCGTCGGTGGGGGGCTCGTCAACGCCCCGAGCAAGCGTCCGAACATGAAAGACTACACACCGGGGGAAAAGCCCCCGAAGAAGCCGAATAAGCTGACTGGGATGCTGACAGCGACTGTCGGACCCGGGGGTATCAAGCACTTCGGTATGCTGGGCAAGAAGAAGTGACATGCCGCTGAACGCCAAGGGCAAGAAGATCAAGGCCGCAATGCTCAAGCAGTACGGCAAAGACCAAGGGGAGCGGGTGTTCTACGCTGCCGAGAACAAAGGCTCTATCAAGGGCGTAGCCAAAAAGGGGAAGAAGAAATGATGTCTCGTGCAAATATGGGTCGGCAGATCATGACCGCTCCCGCCAGTATGGCTCGCCCGGTTCCGGCTATGAAAAAGGGCGGAACTGTGCCTAAGATGGCTAAAGGTGGAATGGCTCGCGGCGATGGCTGCTGCATGAAGGGCAAAACCAAAGGGAAGATGTGCTGATGCGATCCAAGGATCAGAAAGACCGGAACGTTGGTGGCAACAACAACAAGGGCAACGACAAAAAAGGTCCTTCGTTTTCGGTCAAAGGGTTTACATCGAAAGCGCCGGAGAACGTAGCGCGTAACCGCGCTGGCGCAGCTAAGTATGCCACCAAGAGCCAACGCGTAGCTGCATCTGGTAAGGACGGCAACGCCGATAAGGCTGCGGCTATGGCCGCTGCTCGCGCTGCTAGGCCCGCTGCTCCTATGGTTAGGGCTGCTGCGCCTGTTGCCGCTGCACCCAAGCCCGCAATGATGGCTACCAAGCCCCCTGTAGGGTACCGCCCGGGTATTGATCCGGAGTTCAACTACGGTACAGCCGCAGGTGCGGCTCCTACCTCCGCTATGGCTCCACGTCCCGCTATGGCCGCAGCGGCAACACCCATGATGGCGCGGGTCAAACCGACTATCACGCTGGCCAAAGGCGGCAAAGCTCCGAGGAAAAAGAAATGACAAAGAAGCCCGTTAAGCCGAAAGTCGTGGAGTCCGTAGATGAACAGGCTGCGGAAGCTCCCAGCTTCACTCCTTGCCGTCAGTGCGGGAACCCGGGCGGCTGTGCTCGTGCCAACCGCTGCGTAAAAGGGTTCAAGTGAGCCATGGGCCGCACCAACGAGAAATTGTGGGAGCAGGCCAAGTCACAAGCTAAGGCCAAGATGGGCGGGAAACACTCCGCCCGGGCCATGCAACTCGCTGGGAAAATCTACAAGGAAAAGGGCGGTGCCTATACCGGCGAGAAGACCTCAGCGCAGAAGTCCCTGTCGAAGTGGGGCAAAGAGGATTGGGGTACCAAGAGCGGAAAACCTTCGGGGAAAACCGGTGAACGGTACCTCCCGAAAAAAGCACGTGAATCTCTGAGCCCTGCAGAGTATGCTGCGACCACTCGGGCTAAGCGCGCTGGTACCGCTAAGGGTAAGCAGTTCGTAGCACAACCGAAACGTATCGCCAAAAAGACGGCGAAGTTCAGGGACTAAGTCATGGCCGTTGTCGTACCCGATATGCCGGAACTCTTCGAGGAAGCCTTTGAACGGGCTGGCCTTGAGATGCGTTCGGGTTATGACCTGAAGACCGCTCGCCGTAGCCTCAACATCATGACGCTGGAGTGGGCCAACCGGGGCCTGAACCTCTTCACTATCGAGAGCGGCACCACACCGCTGGTAGCGGGCCAGACTACGTATACTCTCCCCGTGGACACGATTGACCTGATCGAGCATCAGCTGCGCACCGGCACGGGGACTTCGCAGGTAGACACGGCACTGGAGCGCATCTCGGTATCTACCTACGCTCAGCAGACTAACAAGCTGATCACAGGGCGTCCGACACAAATCTTCGTGCAGCGACTGGCTACTTCTACGACACTCACGCTGTGGCCAGCACCTGATAGCGGTCAGACCTATACGCTCTTCTACTATCGCCTCAAGGGCATCGACGGTCTGTCAGCGGGTATCGGCGGCACTGTCACATCTATCCCGCCGCGCTTCGTGCCTGCGCTTGTAGCTGGCCTCGCGTATTACATCGCCATGAAGAAGCCCGAAGCCGCTGCACGGATACTGCCGCTGAAGCAGGTCTATGAAGAGCAGTTCGAGCTTGCCGCGTCGGAAGACCGGGACCGGTCGTCTGTAATGTTCGTGCCGTTCAACACCATGATGATGGGGTGAGCCATGTCTGCGTATGCACGCGGTAAGCACGCCTTCGGTATCTGCGACCGGAGCGGGTTTCGGTACAAGCTCAGCGATCTCGTCTGGGAGTACCAGAACGGAACCAAGACGGGCTTTCGTATCGGGCGGGATATCGTGGACCCTGACCAACCACAGAACTTCTTGGGCCGCTTGAAGATCAACGACCCGCAGGCGCTTATGAACCCACGCCCAGACTACGCCC